AGGTTTTGCTGATGGTTTTTCACCAGGTGTTACTTCTTTAGTATGATTAGCATAATCAGCACCTATCTCATAAGATTCTGGTACATAACCCTCAACCTTTTTAGCGTCTTCTATTGACATTGATTCAGGCACACAATTAGGTACTTGTTTACCATTTTTAGTTTTCATACCTACTTGTTTGTAACCAGACCAACAAGGTCCTTTTTCATTCATCATTTCACCATACATTTGTTTAAATTTCTTTGTGTGAATTGATGGTTTTGTTTTAGCACCCTTGTCACCAGGCGCAGCTTTGTAAGATGATGGTGTATCATCTGTTGTATCTTGTTTTTTAAAGAAGTCTGCTCTTTTATTTTTAACGTCTTTAGATAGTTGTTTGTAATATTTTTTAGGCTGTGTGCCTTTCTTTTTCTTAACATCTCTATCTTGTGGTTGAGCGTCTAAATCTTCTTCAATTCTGTCAACTGCTGTAAAGCCATAGTCAACGTTTGTATCGTATTCTCTCACTTCTACCTCTCTATCTGCTGATATAGGTAAACAATCCCATATCCAGGCTTTGTGTAAATTGTTGTTGTTATCTTCTATTACGACATAATTAGTACCTCTTCTTTTTACTGTACCTTGTATGTCTTCTTTTATGTAATCTACTTTATCGTTAATGTTAAAGATCATTTCTCTAACATATAAATCTCTAATTTGATTTTGTTCGTATTCATTTAAGTTAGCAATTGGTTTATAGTTTACACCGTGCACTTGACCTAAAGCTCCATATGAAGCTGCCAAGTTCATACCTTTCCTAACTTTTTTCATTAATACATCTGCTTGATTTTTGTATGATGTAGGCAAACCTAATTTAAAAGAAGTAATATCTCCTTTTTCAGCGGCCGCTCTCATTTTACTAGCGCTCATACCTGTAGCGCCTTCGGCGTCTGGATCTCTTTCGCCTGCTGACACAACATCTATTTTATCAAAGTTATAATAGCCGTGTCTATTTCTTTTATCGTTATATCTTTTTAAGATACCTTCAAATTCTCTTACTCTATCACTACCAGCCACCATAATTAATCTTGTAAAGCCTTTATTGTATAAATCTGTGGCTAAATCTAAAACCATATTTGTAGGATTTATTACAATATTTCTAGCGTGTCTAGGAAACATTTTTTTCATTACATCTAGTTTATCCCTAGGTGTTAATGGATTTTTATTTTTATCTTGTGATCTACTTAAATATATAAAGTATCTATCAGTAGGTTGTTGTGCTACTTTATTAATAAGTTTTTCGTGGCCAATAGTTGGTGGATTAAATCTACCAAAAGTAAATGCTACAGAGTTACCCTCTTTTTGTTCAGATACTAAACTTTCTGGTAAACCTGCGTCTCTAACTGCTAAACCAAATTCTCTATAACCTAATCCCATATGTTGAGCAGCTTTGTTTTTGGCGTCTTTTACACCTTGTCTTAAATATTTTAGATATAACTCTAAACCTTTTTTAATTCTAGGAGCCTTTACCGTTTTTCTGATTAGAGTATCCCAAGCGCTAGCAATAGACTCGTGTACTTCTAAATCTTTTATCTCATCATCTGTTACTTTACCATCTTCTAAAATCTTTTTACAATATTTGTAGAATTTTAAGTAGTGATATTTTTCTAACATTTTATAGATGACAGCTTTTGGTAATCTATTTTTAATACCGTATTGTCTAATTTCATCTGGTGACATATCACTATCAAAGGCCGCTCTTCTTTCAGCGTCAACAGTATCACCTATTTTTACAATGTCCTCAATACTATCTTCTATTTCTTCTAACTTATCTTTTACTTTATCTTGTAAATTTAAAACATCATCTGTTGATAAACCTTTTAGTTCATTGTAATCAATAATATCTCTTTTTAATTCACCTTTTACCACATCTAACTCTTGTACTTTTTTATTAAAGTCATTTACATATAAGTCAGGATCAAAAGTAAAATCTTCTGGTCTTTTTACAAATTGATTATTTTCTATATCAAACACAGCGTCAGCTTTACTTTCTTGTTCATCATAAGTTTGTTTGTCTGTAATAAAATAAAAGTTTACAGGATGCTCTGTGCCTGGTATTTTTTGACCTTGTATTTTTACAGGTGAAGCAGCCGCTAAATATTTTTTAGATAATCTTAATCTTTCATCTTCTTGTTTTTCAGGTGGTACACTAAACAATACGTTAATGTCCAAGTCAGCGTCATCTCTGTATCTTTTTGTTAATATAGAACCAATTAAACCTGTTTTAAGAATAGCATAGCCTTCTCTGTCTTCTATCTTTTGTAGTATGCCATCTATCATAGATTTCACACTATCTTTTAATTTTGGATTATCAGTATCGGCCTCATCAAAGACACCTTTAGCGTATGTTCGTCTAGGTATATCAATGACTGCTTCTTTTATGTAATCTTTAAATCTCATTAACTACCGCCGTTGCCTCCGTTACCATTGCCGTTGCCATTACCGTTACTTGTATCCATATTACCGTTTTCTGTTTCGCCGTTTTCAACTTCACCATTTGTATTTTGATTTTTAGCAATACCAAAACCATAGGCACCATAATATCTACCTTGGCCTTTTGGCACACAAACTTTTAATTTGTCGTCAAATCTAAATCCTTCAGGACATTTTTTCTGTGCCATCAAGTTCATAAATTTTTGAAAACCTATCATATTCTTTTCTTTGCCTGTATTTCTTTTGCTATCCATTGTTTAGCAATGTAATTATCTGGTTTAGCCATCAATCTACTTCTAATAAATTTAGCAGCTTGATTCATAGTAGAAGTTACTAATTCTTTTTCACTTCTATTATTATCTAAAATTAACATTTTGTTAGGGCTAAAAATTCTTTGAAACTGTCCTATGTTTTGTTGAACACCATTCCAACTATTCTTTACAATATATTCTGGTATTGATCTACTTCTTGTTTTATTTCTTTCTAATGCCACATCTAAACTAGTATTTACAAATATCATATAACAATCATATCCAATATTTGTAAGCATAGCGTGTTGTCTTTGTATAACATTTTTATCTCTTCCTGTAGCGTCTATAACTAAACCTAATCTACCTTGAACATAAGTGTCTAAAATTGTACCTGCTGTACTTTTAGCTCTTTGTCTTATGATGTTTCTAAAATATTCTTCTTCATCTGGCATTTTTAAAGACAAGTTTGCCTTTTTTAAACCTTTTTCAAAAACATTATCAGAGTTTACAACTTTTAATCCTGTGCCAGCAAACGCTGTTTGTGTTACAAAAGTTTTACCAGAGCCAGGACCACCTGCTAAAAAGAAGGCCTTAAATATTCCTGGATCGTAAACACCTTCAGCTAATATTTGATTTAATTTTTTCATATTAATGTGGACTTCCAACTGCTGAACCAAAGGCATTGCCAGAGGTTTCTAATGTTTGATCTGGTTTTTTTTCAACAACAATACTATCACCATTATCGTGTAATACTAAAGTACCAATTGTTGTTGAGCCTTCTTTTAATGTAATTGTGTTATTAGCTGATGTTGTTTGTATTCTAACAAAATGAGCTCTGTCAAACGTACTAGCACTAATTGTTTCATTACCTGTTGAAGTGCCTTTAATTATTACCGTACCTTGATATCCGCCAGCTGCCATTATCCTTTAACCCAATCTTTCTCTGCTGTAAAGTTTGCTCTACTAAACTCTAATCTGTCAACTAATTTTACAGCACCAGCAGCTCTATCTACCGCCACAAATCCTTCAGGTGCTGTTACTTTATAACCATTTGGTGTTCTTAAAAAATGACCAATACTTTGTATTTCACTTAACTTACTCACTAAAAAGTTTTTAGCATTTTGTAAAGTAACGTGTGAAGCTATGGCAAAGTATAGACTATTTTTATTTCTATTAATAAAGTTCATATTTGTTTTTAATAAGTCTTTATATTTTTGTTTACCACTTTCTGTTTTTCTGGCGTTTATTTCTGATTGTAAAAAGTTTTCATAATACTCAGCAAACATTTCAACAAGTGTTTTTACTTTTGCCATATGGCCGCTTGTGTTTCTAATGTAGTGATTGAAAAATGCTTTTAATCTAAAGCCAACTGATAAACTATCTGATACATTCATAGTATCTAACATAGGACCTGCTTTTAATAAAGAGCCTTCAGCCATTCTAATTCTAGCGTCAAAAGTTGATAATTCTGATTTTGTTAATTTAGCGGAGCCGCTTACATCTCTGTAAGCAGCGTCAGCTAAAAACACGGAAGATATTCCTGAACGGCCTGATACCGTCCCGAAACCTGCTTTTAAACTTTTCATTGTTTTGCCTGAATATGAAGTATGAAATACAATACCCATTCTTGCTCTTCTTATTCTTTTACCTATATTTGAATTTACAGGTACAGCATACGTAATTGTATTAGGTGTAAAAGTTATCATATTCTCACCATCAATATTATCAGTTTTTAAATCTGATTTTGAGAATAAAAAATCACCTTGTAAAATGCCAGATATGTTTA